CATGGCTAGTGAAGCGTTGGGTGCAGGATAAAGCTCTGGTGATGGTACACGGCCCAAGCGGTGGCGGAAAAACATTCGTGGTTCTCGACTGGTGCTTGCGCATGGCCAGCGGAATGCCAGAATGGTGCGGGCAAAAAGTGCGTCCTGGGAAAATCGTTTACTTGGCTGGCGAAGGACACCACGGCCTCAGAAGTCGCATTGCAGCTTGGAAACATCACCATCAGGCAGGATCTCTGTCAATGTGGCTTTCAAAGGATGGATGCGATCTCAACACGCCAGCCGGATATCTCAAGGTAGTCGAACAAATCAGGATGTTGCCCAGCACTCCAAATGCGATTGTGGTCGATACACTACACCGCTTTTTGTTGGGTGATGAAAACAGCGCGCAAGATGCCAAGACCATGCTGGATGCCTGCAACAGCCTTATGAGTGAGTTCAATTGCTCAGTCATACTTGTGCATCACACGGGCGTCAGCGAAGAGGCACAGCACCGCGCACGAGGATCAAGCGCATGGCGAGGCGCACTTGATATCGAAATCAGCATTGTGCCAAGCAAAGATGGCGCACCAATGCAAATTGTGCAACGCAAAAGCAAAGATGCAGAACTGGCTGAAACAGTCTATGTTGAACTGACTAGCGTTGAAATTCCAGGCTGGAAAGATGAAGATAATCAGCCAGTCACTTCAGCCGTAGTTGTAGAAACATCTGCCACCGTATCGGTTAAAAAAGAAAGCAAAATATCCAGCCATCGCAAGACATTTGAAAATGCGTGGTGGAGTTCAGGAGCCGAAGAACGAGACGGTCAACCATATTTGAGCCGATCAGCCATGGAGGATTATTTGATTAACAAAATGGGCCTGAGTGATGCTTCTGCAAAACAATATGTCAAACCAAGTTTGATTGGTAAACCCATTGCAGATTTACTCGTTTCTGAGATCATTGAAGCATTCGAGCATGGCTGGCTTGTGGTCGATGAAGCTCAAGCAAGCTCCATGCTGCTCAGAAAGTGCGAGCGTTGATAGCGAAAGTTATCCACAGACTTATCCACAACATGACACAGCGTAACAGCGTAACTCACCGTAAAAAAACGTAATTGTTACCTGATGGCAAGGCGAGGTTTTAGCGTAACAGGTAACTACCCCCTTTCTATAGAAGGGGAAGTTACGCTGTTACGTTACCGATGCGGAGTGATGCTTATGCAGTTGACAAGAGACTCTAAACCCTTTAGAGTTTATGCACACAATGCTTCGGAGATGATGGACATGGGCAAGATGTATGCTGGCAACATGCCGCAGCCAGGAGAAGGCTGGAATCAGCTAGGTCAATGCAATGATGTTGATGATGTTCAGTGGTTTGTGTTTAGCAAATCACAAGATCACTCGCCAGAATGGATGACGATCAAAATCGTTGCAAATGGAAAAGCAAAAAGTAAAGCTAATTACTGGCTTGTTAGAAATATGCAGACAGGACAAATTGGATTTGCAAGAGACTACGTTTTAATGCGAGAAAATAGACCTGAACTGCATCAACAAATTGAAAATTTATTGAAAGGCGCATGAATAATGACTACATCAAGACTCCACCAAGTCGGCGGCACGCACTACACTACGAAAGAGATCCAACCGTGGGATGCCATGCAAGCTTGGATGAGCGCCGAAGCATTCTCAGGATTCCTGCAAGGCAACGCAATCAAATATCTCGCACGGTGGAAAGATAAGGGCGGAGTTGAGGATTTGAGAAAAGCACGGCATTATCTGGATAAACTAATTGAGGTGGAAAATGGCACGCAGGACTGAAGAAGAAAAGGTAGAAATTGCGCAACAAGTATTCGCACTCATGCGAAAAGGAAATAGCGCATTCAAAGCCTGCCAAATTGTCGGGATTCCTCAAAGCACTCTGAGCGAGTGGTTGAATAATAATCCCGCGCTTGTCGAAGAATACACACGCGCGCGAGAAGACTTGCACGAGCACATCGCAGCCGAAATCATCGCCATCGCTGACGCCCCGGTGGGCAGCACTGAAAGCGGCGCGACTGATAACGGCGCAGTGCAAAAGCAGCGGCTTCAGATCGACTCGCGCAAGTGGCTACTTAGCAAGCTGGCCCCGAAGAAGTGGGGAGACAAGCTGGAGCTATCCGGCGACTCTGATCGGCCCATTGCTATCCAGCAAATCGAGCGTGTGATTGTCAAGAAATGAAAATCGTTCCCATGTCACTGGCAGAGGCAAACGAGTTTGTTGCCAACTTCCATCGGCACAACAAGCCAGTTCAGGGAGCCAAGTTCGCAATTGGGGCCAGTGATGGCGAGCGCTTGGTTGGGGTGGCGATAGTTGGAAGGCCAGTGGCGCGTCGGATGGACGATGGGGAAACGGCCGAAGTGACCAGGTGCTGCGTGCTGGACGATGCGCCAAAGGGAGCATGCTCGTTTCTGTATTCGCGTGCTTGGCGGGCATGGCAAGCTCTTGGGGGCCATCGGCTCGTAACGTACACGCTGCAAAGCGAATCTGGCGCAAGTTTGCGCGGTGCTGGCTGGCGGGTTGTTGGGCAGACGAAAGGCTTTGCGGAAGGCAAAGGATGGACGACAAGACCAGGCCGCGAGTGGCAATCGGTGATTGGACAGGCAAAATTTCGATGGGAAGTGGCAGCATGAAAACAAAGTGACGGACTAGGGTTTTTCCTATGTTTCAATTGTGTTCGAGCGTGATACATTAACACCACTGCGACACGATTACCGAAACGCAGCAAACAGGAGAAACAAAATGGCGCATCGTCAAATGCATTTGAACAGGAGCGGTGGCGGGATGGCTGCACGTACAGCGTGTGGTCGAAACATCCTTAGAACACCACTTTCTTGCGATTGGGACGAGTTCAAGACTGAAGTATTCCAATGCCTTAAATGCGCCGAAAGCTCGTTTGCAGCTTTCAGGTTTCGCAAAGACGTTGAAGCTTGGGAGCCCGAGGATCAAGACGCCTGGAAGAAAGCAGACGACGATTTGATTGCAGCCAGATTGTGACCCCAGCCGCTAAGCCCCTTCACCTGGGGGCTTGCGAGTGTGGTTTAGATGCAAATTTATGAAACTTCAAATCCAAACCCCAGCCTGGGCCGAACCGTGGTTCAAGCCTGCGCGCTACAAAGGCGCATATGGTGGCCGTGGCTCTGGTAAGTCGCATTTCGTGGCCGAATACCTTGTTGAGCTGTCTCTCATGAAGCGCACCGATATCGTGTGCATCCGTGAGATCCAGAAGTCGCTCAATCAGTCTGTAAAGAAGCTGATTGAGGCCAAGATCGAAGCGCTTGGTGTTGGGCACCTGTTCGAGATCCAAGAGGCAAAGATCAAGGCCAAGAATGGAGGGCAAATCATCTTCATGGGGATGCAGAACCACACGGCAGATTCAATCAAGTCGTTGCAGGGCTATCACGTTGCATGGATCGAGGAAGCGCAAAGCCTGAGCCATCGCAGCCTGGAGCTGCTTCGGCCTACTATCCGAGAGGAAGGATCGGAGATTCTGTTCACATGGAACCCTGAGAGCCCGGACGATCCAGTTGACCGACTCTTGCGCGGCGACAATCCGCCGCCTGATGCCATCGTGCTGCAGGTCAATTACGAGGATAACCCCTGGTTCCCTGACGTTCTGCGCGATGAGATGGAGTATGACCGCAAGAGAGACCCAGGCAAGTGGGCTCACGTGTGGCTCGGGCAGTATCAGCAAAACACAGAAGCGCGAGTGTTCAAGAACTGGCGCATTGACGAGTTCGAAGCACCTGCCGATGCGGTGCACCGATACGGCGCTGACTGGGGCTTTGCAGTTGATCCGACCGTACTGGTGCGATGTCACATCGTTGGGAGAACGCTGTATATCGACCATGAGGCTTACCGCATAGGCTGCGAGATCATGGACACGCCAAGTCTGTTTCTGAGCGTGCCTGAGTCTGAACGCTGGCCCATCGTAGCAGATAGCTCCAGGCCTGAGACAATCAGCCACATGCGGCGCAACGGCTTTCCGAAGATCGTGCCAGCAGTCAAAGGGCCGCGCAGCGTTGAAGATGGTATCGAGTGGCTGAAGTCTTTTGACATCGTGGTGCATCCTCGATGCACGCACACCATTGACGAACTGAACGCCTATAGCTACAAAATAGACCCGCTCACCTCGCAAGTGCTGCCAATCCTCGATGATCGGGATAATCACGTGATCGACGCACTGCGCTACGCATGCGAAGGTGCCAGGCGAGCCCAGACTGCGGCCAAGCCTCAGAGTGTGGCGATTGTCCCGACTGTCTCAGCATTCCGGCGCTGAGAATATTTATGCGCATCGTGGAGGCTGGCAAACAGCCTCACTGAGCTATCTTCAAAGTCAATCACTCCATCTTGCGTTTCTTTCACCACCGCATATCCGCCGCTAGGATATGCATGGATGACATGGCGATTGATGATGTTGGTTTGATGCGTGAACTGCATTTTTTAGTTTCCCTGTGAGTTTCGTTTTCGGCTTACAACAAGGTTTGTTGATGTGCGAGACTGTAAGGCAAAGGAACACAAAAGAGAACACCCCCAAAAGAGTGTGTGCTTTTGTGCGCTTTTGTGCTTGACATTGTGCGCGACATGCCTCAGAATTCATACATCGCAACCCGAAACCGAAAGGCGAAAAATGTACCAAACCATCATCGACTCCCGCGTGTGCGGAATCCCTTGCCAGATTGGCGTGATTTCTTTTTCGTGCAGGGCTGGCCGTCGCGGCGACACATGGGACGCTGAGGAATACTACGGCAGCGTCGAGTGTGAATGGGAAATCCTCGATCAGCGAGGCAATCCGGCACCGTGGCTTCAGCGCAAAATGAAGTCGAAAGACCATGAAGGCGTTGATTGGGAAGTGCAAAAATTCTATTTAATCAACGGAATGTGATATAAACGGCCCCGAGACTTCGGGGCTTTTTTTATGGCGCGCAGCAAAGCAGAAAAATGGGCATCTATTCACAGCGAGGCAATGGCCGAATTCGATGCCATCCAATCGGCCCTGCGCGATGAGCGCATGCAATGCCTGCAAGATCGGCGCTTCTATTCAATTGCCGGGGCGCAGTGGGAAGGCCAGCTAGGCGAGCAGTTCGAGAGCAAGCCGCGCTTTGAAGTCAACAAAATTCACCTGGCCGTTATTCGCATCATCAACGAATACCGCAATAACCGCATCACGGTCGACTTCGTTTCGAAAGACGGCGAGAGCGAATACGACAAGCTCGCAGAAACCTGCGATGGCCTATACCGTGCAGATGAGCAAGACTCCTGCGCCGAAGAAGCATACGACAATGCTTTTGAGGAAGCCGTAGGCGGCGGCTTCGGTGCATGGCGCTTGCGCACCGTTTATGAAGATGAAGAGGACGACGAGGACGAGCGCCAGCGCATCCGCATTGAGCCCATCTTCGATGCTGACTCTTGCGTATTCTTTGACCTGAACGCCAAGCGCCAGGATAAGGCAGACGCAAAACGCTGTTTCGTTCTCACGGCCATGACCCGTGACGCATACGCCGAAGAATGGGGCGACGATCCTTCAGGCTGGCCGAAAGACATCTTCCAACACGAGTTTGACTGGCTCACGCCGGATCTAGTCTATGTGGCCGAATACTACCGCGTTGAAGAAACAAGCGAGACTGTGCGCGTTTTTGAGATGCTGGACGGCGAAGAAGAACGCCACACTGACGCAGAACTCGAAGCCGATGATGGTGCTTTGCTGACCGAACTCCAGGCAATCGGAGCCCGCGAAGTGCGGCAAAAGAAAGTCAAGCGGCGCAAGGTGCGCAAATACATTCTTAGCGGCAATGCAGTGCTTGAAGACTGCGGCTACATCGCAGGCAAGCATATTCCAATCGTGCCGATGTATGGCAAGCGGTGGTTTATCGACGGTATCGAGCGCTGCATGGGCCATGTGCGCCTGGCCAAAGATGCCCAACGCCTCAAGAACATGCAACTGTCCAAGCTTGGCGAGATTAGCGCATTGTCAAGCGTAGAAAAGCCCATCCTGACTCCTGAGCAGATTGCAGGGCATCAGATGATGTGGGCTGAGGACAACATCAAAAACTACCCTTATCTGCTCATCAACCCGGTGACGGATGCCATGGGTCAGCAGGTAGTCGGAGGGCCAGCAGCCTACACCAGAGCCCCCAACCTGCCGCCCGCCATGGCCGCACTCTTGCAGATCACCGAGCAGGATATGCAAGACGTGCTCGGCAATCAGCAACAAGCTGACAAGGTGGTGAGTAACATTAGCGGCAAAGCCGTGGAGATGATTCAGCAGCGGCTCGACATGCAGACCTTTATCTACATGAGCAATATGGCCAAAGCCGTGAAACGCTCTGGCGAGATTTGGTTGAGCATGGCCAAGGATATCTTCGTGGAGCCTGGGCGCAAAATGAAGGCCATCAACTCAGGCGGATCGTCTGAGTCGGTGGAGCTGATGCGGCCTACGCTCAACAAGGAAAGCGGCGAGGTCGAATTTGAGAACGACCTGAGCGAAGCAGAGTTCGATATTGCCGTGGATGTTGGCCCGTCCAGCTCCAGCAAGCGCCAGGCTACCGTGCGCGCACTCACGGGCATGATGCAAGTCACGCAAGACCCGGAAACCATGCAGGTATTGTCGGCCATGGCCTTGATGAATATTGATGGCGAAGGCGTGAGCGATGTGCGCAATTATTTCCGTGGCAAGCTTGTACGCATGGGCGCAATCAAAGCCACCGAAGAAGAAGCCAAGCAAATGCAAGCCGAGATGCAGGGCCAGCAACCTGACCCGCAGGCTATGTATTTGATGAGCGCAGCAAAAGAAGCTGAAGCAAAAGCCATGAAAGCGCAAGCAGATACTGTGCTAACTGTGGCAAAATCCGAACAAACTAGGGCGCAGACAATTGAAACCCTGTCAAATGTAAGCGCCACGCAGCAAAAAGCCGCCATCGAAACAGCGCAAGCAATTGGCGGCGCTTTGCAGCAGCAACAGAATATAGGCAATCCGCCCGGCCTTTAATGGGGTGAGTCAAACCATGGGGTAACTATGCTAGAAACGGCAGAAAACGAGGTAAACGAGCAAACTGAAATCATTGAGGAAAGCCAAGAGATTGAGGAACAAGCGCAAGGCTCAGAGCCAAGTGCAGAAACTCAAACCGAAGCAGCACAAGATGATGAGGTAATCGTAAGCATCGGAGAGGAATCGCCACCTCAAGAGGAAGAGAAGCAAGCGCCTGAATGGGTGCGTGACCTGCGCAAACAGCATCGAGAATTGCAAAAGCGCAATCGAGAACTCGAAGCAAAGCTGAACCAGGAATCAGCGCCAAAAGCAAATGACCCTGGCAAGAAGCCCACGCTAGAGGACTTCGATTATGACGCCGAGAAGTTTGAGGCCAGCTTGGCCCAATGGTTTGAGCGCAAGCGACAAGCCGATGAGCAGGCTGCAAAGGTGCAGGCCGATATTGAAAAGCAACAGCAGGAATGGCAAGCCAAGCTGGAAAGTTATGGCAAAGCCAAGGCAGAGCTGAAGGTGCGAGACTATGACGATGCCGAAGGTATCGTTCAGGAGTCTTTTAACACCACTCAGCAAGGCGTTATCCTGCAAGGTGCTGACAATCCGGCTTTGTTGGTTTATGCGCTTGGCAAAAACCCAAAGAAGGCTAAGGAACTCGCCTCAATCAGTGACCCCGTAAAATTCGCTTTTGCGGTTGCAAAACTGGAGACGCAATTGAAAGTTACTAATCGCAAAGCGGCACCGCCGCCTGAGAAAACAGTGCAAGGCACTGGCAAAGTATCCGGCACGGTGGATTCAACCCTTGATCGACTTCGCGCAGACGCCGAGAAGTCAGGCGATTATTCCAAAGTGTTCGCCTACAAACAGCAGAAGCGCACAACCTAAACCACTTTCATTTTCCGGAGTAAATCATGCCTAATGCATTTTCCAAAGAAGAGCGCGTAGCGTTTGAATCAATCATTGAGGGCTTTAATGATGCCCTGGTTTTGTCTCGCAATGTGTCGGTATACAACACCGATCAGCAGATGATGGAGCGCACCAATAACGTCATCTGGCGACCTGAGCCCTACATTGCTCAATCGTTTAGCGGCACTGATATGACGTCCAACTTCAAGGACTTCACGCAGTTGAGCGTCCCTGCCACCATCGGCTTCAGCCGCTCGGTGCCGTGGGTGCTGACCGCTACCGAACTGCGCGACACCTTGCAAGAGGGCCGTTTGGGTGACGCTGCCAAGCAAAAGCTGGCTAGTGACATCAACGTGGCCATTATGAACACGGCGGCCAATACCGGCA